TGAATTATAAATAAACCCATAAGTATATTACAAATTATATCATAGTTCCTGATATATTCCCACCCATATGTTTTAAGGTATCTAGTAGTGTGACATAATATCCCGTTAATAATAACTACAGAACAAATTATACCTCGTTGAGTAGATAAATTTATCATTGGTAAAAAGAATAATAAACCCAAGGAATTAATCATAGTTTTTTTTGAGTAGAAAATATATTTCTTGTAATACCTTACAATCTACGCGATTATAATCAATGATTTCTTTAATTTCTAAATACCTTTTAAGAGGTATATTTTTACTTTTTTTACAAATTCCTTTGAATTTTATCATCGCATCTAATCCATTGTCATTACTATCTTCCCATGTGGTTTCAATCAGTCCATTATTGTAAAGGGCCTTACCAATTGATTTTAGTCCAAATTGAAAAACGCCTTGTACAATAATGGGTTCTAATCTAAAATGATCAAGAAGATCTACTAATATATATTCGGGGAATGATATACTTGGATACAATTTATGTATATATTCCATATATTTACATTCTGCGTGACCCCAATGAAATACATTTATCCTCCCATAATTTTTATATATAGTCCATAATTTATTTGCAAAATGTTGGACTATTATTTTTTCTTGTTCAACATCATACTTTTGTATTGTAAAATCGTAAAAATTATTTTTGTAAAAGAATCCTATTATTGCTAAAATAGGGTTATTGTATTTTTTATTTTTTTTATTGAAGAAATCTACTTTTTCATCAATTGTGAGGAAACTTTCAACATCGAAAAAGATATTACTTGTTTCTTTTTCTTGGAGAACTTCTCTTAAAGGCGTTGAAACATTTTTCCTAGGATAAATCAATATATCATCATTTTTATTCATGTGTATCATTCTTTCTTGAATAGTTTTTTTCTTAGATTCTTTAAGTTCTGTGAGCAATTTAGGGTCATCCCAACAATATATATTTTTTTCATGTAAATTACATCTTTCATCATAAGTTATATTCCATACAAGTGTAATTTCTTTGATTTTATTTGCTATCCTTAGTTTTTCACTTTCCCACTCTGATTCTTTGTTATTCATATTTGGATATAGTTCTTTGTGAGAAGGGGTATCTTCTATTTTTAAAGTATTGAATTCATCCCTTAATAAACAAATCCATTGATAGGCATTTATAAATTTATTAATAATATTTTCATCATGTTTAACATAAGATATAAACTCATCGTTGGGTAATTGAGTTTTTTTATAGTAATATTCTTTACCTATTATAAACGTATGGGGTTTGTATCCTTCAAAAGATTCAATACATTTAGAAAATCCATATAGGACACATTTTTTATATGGTAAAACCCCTTCGTTTAAAGATTCTTTTAGATCATTTTTTAGATTTAATGTAGAATAACTAAGATTAATTAGTATATATTTATTTTTAATTAAATGGAGGGGGTAATTTTTAATTTTAGGGAAAATAGTAACAAAAAGATTAATATCGATGACTATATCGCAATAAACAACCATATCTTTATATAGAAGATGTGCTCCAAGGATTAATGGATATTTTTCCCTTATCATTTCTTGTGTTTTTTCTATCGATGTATTTATCGGAATCTCTTTGTTTGCCTTTTGTTTTAATGTTTTAAAAAAATTATGTTTATATTCTTCCCATTCTTTTAAAATAAAGTCTTTATAAAATGTATTCGTATCCCGCTTATACTTTTTATTTAATGATTCATTAATATTAAACCAATCTATTATAGGGTCTTTTAGTATATGATTTCTTAATAAACATATACTAAAAGGTTTTGAGAAATAATCCATCGAATATAATTTACTTAATATAGAAAAAAAAATAATATATTCTAATAATATAAATGAAAGATTCTTATTGTATTTACAACGCTATCCTTTTAGGAGTAATTTTAAACGTAGTTTTACCTTATGTTGTAGGTCCTTTTGCTACAGATGAGGAAAAAATACCACCGAATGGTGCTGCCAGTTTAACTTACAAAGGACAATTTATGCATATGATGGTCCACCATAACCAAGTACCAGTAACAAGTTCAGTAATTATTGCTTTAATCGTGGGATTATCAGTTTATTTGGGATATGTATTAAAACCAATTGAACGTGTATTGAAATTATTGAAATAATTTTAATTATTGATTTTCTATTTTAAGTTTTTGTATTTCTTCATCTGTTTTATTTAGTTTCTCTTGGTATCCTTTAATATCATCAATACCTACTTCAATCATCTCCTCTAGTTTATCTTTTCTTTCAATTAATTCACGGAGTCTTTCTTCTTTATTATTATTTAGTTTTATCCATTTTTTATGTAATGGCGATAATTCATATAGTTCTTTAATAGTCAAATAGTCTTTACCTCCAACGAGTATATTCGAAAGTATATAATCATTATTATAAAGCGTATGATGTAATAACGCTACTTTTGTATTTTCATTTATATTATCTGTTCCATAGAATTTTATATCCATTTCTTTCCCTTTTGAGAAAGATATCAGTAAAACTCCAAAATCTTCTATATTTTCCTCTTTTACTCTTTCTAATATTAATTCAATATCGGGTTTATTGATGCGTTGTTTGTTTTCTTTTTCATCTGAGTCTCTTCTCCAATATTTCATAATATCGTCGATTGTATTAAACATCTTATGTTTATCACCGTATCTCAATAGATTATATTTGTTATAAGATCTTATAAAAGTATCTCTTTTTTCTTGTAAATTTATATCATTTAGTTCAGATAGTTTATACAATATAATGCGTTGTATGTGTCCAATGTATTTAATTTTTCTTTTGGGACCCTCAATAACGCCTTTTATTTCCCTTATTTCATTCGCATAATGACTTGGTTTTATATCGATAGAAATTAACGCCTGAGAAAGATTATACCAATCACCACCATTACCATCGATATTAAATACGATAGATGTATCAGGTCCAAAAAGTTTATTAATATAATATGGCGTTGTTTTTAGTTTTGTAGTTTTTATACGATGATTACTAGAATATGGTGTTTTATTTATTATATTTATAAAATTGCTCTTTTTGATAAAAATATCTCTTAAATAATTATTCATAATATCTTTATCTCGAACATATTTTATGAAAACTTCTGTATCGGGTGTATTTTTTTCTAAATCAGAGTATTTAACTACAGTATCGATGATTTTATTAATTGTTGAAATCTTTTCACCACTCTCGACACTAATAATTAATTTAAAGGAAAATTCTTGTATTAATTTTTTAGATTTTTTAGATAATTCAGGAAATTCATAAAAGTCTACTTTTGATACAATCTTCTTTCTTAATATGTTATATACTTTCTCTACTTTATGTTTCATTATAAATACGGGATCTTCAATAATACCCATTAAATTTAGTTCTATAGTTTCATCATCTTTTATGAGGTTAAGTAACTTTGTAAACAATTTATGTTTATTATTGTTTTCTTTCTTAAAATTATTAATATAGTTTTTAGATAAGTCTTTTTTACTCATTATAGATTTATCAACTTCAAATGGGTTAATTTCAGACCTTATTACATTATATTGTTCATATCCTTTAATAATTTCTTTTTGTATTGGTATTATACCATCTTTTAAGAATAAACAAGTAATTTCGTCTTGTGCATTTATAATAACCGTATCTATGTTTATATCTAACATCTTGAGATAACTTTCCACATCTTTAAATTTTGGATACTCTTTAATATCATAAACTACATTGATATTTTTGTAAAATGGTGTCATTTTTATGGGAGATATTGGTATGATTATATCATTCGTATCAGTTTTATAGATGATATGTGTTATTTCCGAATAATTATTAATATAATATTCTTTTCCTATATTTTCAATTTCATGGTATTGGATCATATTTTCTTCTTTTATTTTTTCTAAATCAGTAATGGTTCGATTTGCTAAGAAAAAATTACTTTCCATTGCTCTTAAAATTTCACTATCTTCTTCTTTTTTTATAGTTGTTAAAGTTTTTTTTGAAAGATCTAATAATAATTTATCACCCGATATATCATATTTTTTCCTTATAAGTGATTCTATATCCTTATCATGTATATCTCCACAGTCTCTATCAATCCATATCCATTTTGTTTTATCGTTTAACCCTGCTTTTAATTTTGGATCAACTTGTTTTGTTATTTTTACATATACATTATCTACTTTAACTTTTATTCCACTTTTTGTTACTATAACACCCTCTGTTTCTTTTTCAAATACATCATAATTCTTTTTCCCGCTATTAGGACACCCCTCTACATTATTAGTAATCCATCTTATACTTGTTCCTTTCTTAACTTTTTTAACATGTTCATATGGTATCCATTCACTACAATGTTTAGCATTGTCTTTACAGTTTAACTTATCTACCCCCTTCCTCCCCCTTGGATAAGGCGATATTAAGAATTTGTTAAATATTCCCTTTTCAAATACTTCAAAAGATGAAAATATATTTTTTGATAGAACTTTGATTTCATATTGGATTTTTAATAAATTTACACGATAAACAATCGGTTCATAATAGTGACCTTCTTTTATTATTAAACAATATTTATCCGAATCTACATGTTCTGTATATTTTGTTTTAATTTGTTCATCCTCTTTTTCAAAGATAACAATATTAACCTTATCTTTAGATATTGAATTTAGCGCAGGTATGATATATTCGTCTTTCTTTTCTTCATTGCTTTTTAGGAAATCAATATATGTTTTTAATGATACAATCAACGAATATATATACCCTATTTCATTTGATTCGATTGATATTTCATCTTTTTTGAGTAATGTGGTTAATGTTTTAATAGCAACCTCACCAAAGACTTCCCAAAGACTTTCTCTTATATTTTTTTTTTGTAAATATGTTTCTATCATATCATCCTTATCTTCCTTGGTAATGTTCTTTTTTCTAAATAATTTATGTAAAGTGGGACAATACTGATAATATTTTATATTTGAAAGGAGGGGTGTTATTAATTCATCATTTATAAATTTTTTTGAATCTCCATCATAGTCAATTAATTCTATATAAGAATTTATAAAAGAAGATTCATTGAAAACAAATTCACTTTCACTTTGTTCAACACCCTTTCTTATAAATCCATTTGATATAGATAAATTTGGATCGTATTCAAATATTTTATCTTGTGAGAGTAATGCTTTTAATTTTTTTGGTAATTGCGAACATTGACCAACACTAATTGGCAGTGATTCTTTTGTGTTTATTTTACAGAATACCTTACCCTTTTTCGGTTTATCTGTACCTTTATCTGTACCTTTATCTGTACCTTTATCTGTACCTTTATCTTTATCTTTATCTTTTCCTGTTTTGTCCTTGGTAAAGCAACAAGGTAATTTATATCCTTCTGGGTGAATCTGCGATAACATTTCAGAAAAACCGGGTAAAATATGTTTATGGGAGTCCTCATTTGGTATTCCATCCCAATATTTACCTTTTCTCTCTAAAATTGTTTTATTCTCTTTGTTTTCTTTATTTTTGATTATATCTTTCTTGTGTTTATCTACATATTCTTTTGTGAGTGGTATTTCCCGTGATATATCCCAATATTGAGGGCAAATATACCATACATCTTTACTCCTTCTAGGGACTGTTATTGCTTTCGAATATGAATTCTCTCCTGAAACTTTTTTATCATACGAATCAATTCTTTTTAATTCTTCTGTATTAATAGCGATTGGTTGTCTATCTACATTACCAGCAGAACATACTTTTGCATAACCATATAAATCGCCATTCTTTTGTTTTAAAGACCATGGTCTATCTGGAGAAAATAATTTTTTATCATAATCTTTAAGTCTTCTAAGATAATATGACCTTATTTTTGTCCCTCCTTGTTGACCACCACCATTGACTTCTTCCATAGAAGATATTTCTGAAGAGGATTCATTTTCCATCGATGATTCTGAACTCGATGAATCAGAACTTTCTTCAGAACTTTCGTCCGTCGAAAGATCATCTAGGTTCTTTACTTTTTTTTCTTCATCAATTATTTTACTCTTTATATTTAATTTATCTTCTGTAAAAAATGAATTAATATAACTCTCTTGGAAAAGATTATCATTGTTTACAAATTTTTCAAATAACATCATAATTACTTTTGTTAGAGAAGTAATCCTTTGAAATTCCATAAAACTTTTCATGTTTCTAATTTCAAAATCAATAAAATTACTCCTTACCGAAATAGTAATATCAGGCGTGTCTTCATCAACAACAGTTACTTTTCTATATTTTTCTCTATCGCTTTCAATTTCTTTGATAGAAGAAATTTCATCATTAACAGTTTTACTGTCAATATTAAAAACACGGACTATATCATTAATAATCTTATTTTCTTCTCTATATGTTTCCTTATTTAAATATACTGTAATAAGAGATTGAATTGTATTTATATTTGTAAAATTATTAGTACGGTTATATTGCAGTCCGATAATATTTTCAGGTATGTTTTCATCATCATCTTCATTCATATAACGGAAAAACATAGTTAAATTATTACATACTTTCCTTAAAATAGGGATAAATAAATTTGTCTTTTCACCAATAACAAAGGGTGGTAATAATTCTTTACCTTGTTCTTTTTCATCTGCATTTTCCAAACCATTTTTAACTTCATATCTACCTTTCTTATATGATACAATCGAATCTATAAAATCAATATTATCTTTTAAAAAGATATCTTCGATTTCTTCGCCGGTTCCAAAATCCTCTATCTTATTTTCTGAATATTTATTTTCTTCATTTAATTGTTTTATTAAATCATTTGATAAATTAATAAGATCGATTATTTGTTCTTTTGATGAAACACCTTTATCATCATTATCCCTTTTAATTATAAAATCAAGTGTCCCATCAATTGATATCGAAAGTGTTGAGTATATGCCATCATTTGAAAAAATTTTAAAAGATAATATATCTTCTTTATGAATAATATCAAATCTATTTATTTTTTCAAGAGAACGTTTTTTACTTCTATATAAATCTTTAATCCATTCTTGACATGTTCTAAAATCAATTGATTTATCCCTTAATTCAAAATCACCATATCCTTCATAAACGATTGAATCTTTGAATAATTTATAATATTTATTTTCATTATTTGAACTGACCCATTTTACAAATGGAACACTTTCATTCAGACGGAAATCAGTAAATAATTTATAAAGATCAATGGTTATATTTTTTGTCTGACTTTTACTTGTTTTAAAGAAATTAATATAAATTTCATCACATGGTGATGAAGATTTAATATTGGAATGAATGATCTTATTACCGACTGAATACTGAAACAATTTTTCAGTCTCATTATTATAAGACTTAACCTTTCTTTCATTATTACCTATAATATCACTCATTTTTTCATTAATTAAAAGAGGCCAATATTTATTAATAATTTCATTTTTGAATGATAAAACTTCGTGTTCACTTTCCCCACATTTCTTAAAATCAATTGTATTTAATTCATGTTTATCTACGAAATCATTTAAATTAATGTAATAAATGATATTATTTTTAATGTCGTTATTTTCTAAAATTGTTTCATATTCTTTCTCAATAATATTCAGTGATTCTTCATTCTTTTCAATTTCAAAAATATCACATAATTTTTTAGTTAAAATATCATTGGGGTGTAATGTTGTGGATTCTTTATATTTAAAACCAATGGGTACATTTTCACCTTCTTCATTGAAATAAGATGCATATATATATTTGTGATCTTCATAATCAACACTACTACAATAATGGGCAATTTTTTTCAATAATGTTGTACATGTATCATCGACATATATCATTTCATTGTAGATAAACTTGTGTTCGAATCCTTCTTTTATTAATGGAAATAGTTCTTTGATTATATCTCTACCACCTATGAATTTTTTTAAAAGGTCTAATTTTTCTCCATTAATATTTTCAAACTTATTTTTAACTTTTTTTGATATATTATCAGAAATTTTTGAAATGGTATCATCAAATGGATGTATACGATTTAAATTTTCAGGGTCTATGAAGGTATTTTTTTTATTGTGTGATTTTACCTTTATTTTATTTATCTTTGGATGTGGTGGAAGAACTGTACCATATACTCTTTCCCCTTTTGATAACCATGTAACTTTATCACCTTGTTCAAAGTTATTCTCTGGAAAATATATGTTCATGAATACGAATACTACTTTATCGGTTATAGAACAACACTTATAAACTTTTTTAGGAATATCATAATTACTACAGAAATTAGTATCCATTATATATTAATAATTATAATATTATTTTTTAAAATCATACGGTGTTGTTGTAATTTCCATACCACAATAATCGGTATTATTTTCGCTATAATCAACCGGTTCATATATATTTAGTTCATCTGCTTTTTCGAGTAAAAATGCCATATTTTCCCAGAATTCTTTTTCATGACCAACACTTTTTGTCATAATATGTGATAATTCATGTATAGCTACAAAAAGTATAGTATTTTCATCTTCAAATACCATATTATCTCTATTTTTCCTTATACATAGTGCTATTTTTTCACCCTTATTAAGGGAATATGATGTAAATTTGGAGTTTTCTTCTGTTTCTGATAGTGTGTATGGATTATACCTTTCTTTCAGTCTCTTTATACCTTTTCTTTCACTTTCATCAAGTGAATCGATTAATTGTTTTAGTTTAGTGTTTATCGAAGATAATTTTTCTGCCGCTTCTTGTGAATTATCTAGATCTCTGACCATATATTGAATATTATCATTTAAACTTTTCTTTTTTATAATATTTTTAGGTTTGTAAATATTCTTAAATATCGTAACTATTACTAAAAAACTTATGAAGAAAAATAAAAAATTATTCATCCTTTATTTTAACTCATATTAAAATTCCAAATTTGAATAATATATGTATTTAAAATCATAAGAATAATCATATTATAAATGGACGATATTATATTCCAAATAATCGATATATCACCCGATGACGTTCCTATTGGTGATAGTTTCTGGGATAGAGAATTCAAGGTAACATTTTATGGTAAAACAAAAGATGATAAAAATGTTGTATGTAATGTATGTGGTTTTAAACCTTTCTTTTATATCCGCGTTGTAAACGGTTGGTCAGAAACATATACTAAGGGTATCTTGAAAAAGATAAAGAACTTTATAGTTTCATATAGACCTCAGGCAAGAAATACATGGAGGGGGAATTATGTTTCTCTCGAGAAAGAAAGATTTAAAAACTTTTACGGGTTTAACTACGATTATGATACTAAAAAAGTAATGGAATATAATTTTATTAAGGTCTCATTTGATACATATGGCGATATGAAGAAATGTATCTCTGCGATTACAGATTTCTACAATTATAATAAGGATTATGTTAACGAAGGCAAAATATGTTTTACCATTAAGGATGGAGAACCTAAACTAGAGAATATAGAAAAAAAAGATAAGGAATGGTTTAATCAGGAACATAATTGCGAGTGTCAATGTAACCTTTATGAAGCTAAGATTCATCCTATGCTTCGATTTCTACATCATAAAAATATCAAATCATGTGGTTGGGTTTCTGTGAAGGTAAAACGCGATAGATTCTGTGATGATGATAGTAAAACATTTAATGTAGATATTGAAATTGATAACGTAAAAATGAAAGATATTACTCCTATAGAAGATGAAAGCACCGCCGGTTTTGTGACTGCATCGTTTGATATTGAATGTGATTCTTCACATGGTGACTTCCCCAACCCTACGAAAGATTTCCGTAAGGTGGCAATTGATATTCATGAATCATATTTTAGAAATTCTTGTAATCTTGCAGAACCAAAAATTAAGGTTAAATTTGTTCAAAAATGTCTCAAAGATTGTTTTAAGAGTGGTTCCAATGATGTTCAAAATATATTTACAAATAATGGGACTTATTCAAGTAAGAGTCTTAAATCTATTATCAAAAGGATAAATAATGAGGAATTCTTTAATGATCTTGATAAGTCAAAAGAATCATCGAAAACAAGGGAAAAAATAATTGATACTATGACAAAAATATTTAATTCGATTGAAAATGAGAAAGGTGAAAAAATAGAAATTAAAGGGGATCCTATTATTCAGATAGGGACTGTTTTCCATCGTTTTGGTGAGCTATCTTGTTTTGAACGCACAATGGTTATAATAGGGAATGAAGATAAACCAGATGAGAAAATTTGTGATGATATTGATGGTGTTACTATCTATGAATGTAAAAATGAAAAAGAACTCCTTTTAAAATGGAAAGACCTTATTCTATACCATAATCCTGACATTATTACAGGATACAACATCTTTGGTTTTGATTTTGATTATATTAATAAGAGGGTTGATTACCTATTTCCTTGCTGTAGTAAATGTAAAAAGACAAAAATATTTTCTAGTTGCGATAAGGATTGTCCTAAAAATGACTTTTATCGTCTTGGTCGATTAATGAGAAATAGAGAATCAGATTTGGTATCAGAAGAATATATTAAGGGTATTCGATCTTGTGATGAAAATAGTAAAACATCAAAATCACAAAGACTATATAACAACTATTGGGAAAAACGTTGTCAAGTTCAATCAAAGCAACTTAGTTCATCTGGACTAGGGGATAATGTACTTAAATATATTTCTATGGATGGACGTATTGTCTTTGATATTCAAAAAGAAATTCAAAAAGGACATGCACTTGAATCTTATAAACTAGATGATGTTTCTGCTCATTTTATGAAGGGTAATATTATCAATACATTCTATAGAAAAACACCAACATCGAATACAATCCTAATTACAAAACGAATTGGTAATCTTAAAGATGGTGATTATATTACAATAAACATTAATACAAAATATGGTTCATTTAAATATCTAAATGGAAAGAAACTTCATGTATCAAAGGTTAATATCGAAGATAAGTCTATTATTATTGAAGGACACCATGGCATTACAAAAATAAAGAATAAATATAAAACAGAGTTAATATCATACGAATGGTGTTTAGCGAAGGACGACGTATCACCTCAACAAATTTTTGATAAGCATAAATACGGTGGTAGTAAAGGTCGTGCAGAAGTTGCTAAGTATTGTATCATGGATTGTGAACTTTGTATCCATTTACTTCTTCAATTAGATATGATACCAAATAATATTGGTATGGCGTGTGTATCATGGGTTCCAATATCTTATATATTCTTGAGAGGTCAAGGGATTAAGATTAATTCGATTATTACTAAAGAATGTTCTGAGAGAAAGACACGTATCCCGACATTAAAAGGTTTTACCGAGGGTGGGATAGACGATGGTTTTGAAGGGGCAATTGTTCTTGAACCTAAACCAGGAATCTATTCAGATGACCCGGTAAGTGTTTTAGATTATGCTTCTCTTTATCCATCATCTATTATTGAGAAAAATTTCTCACATGAGACATTTATTGGTACTGAAGAAGATATTAAGAATAATCCTGAAATAGAAAATGTAATTATGGATATTGGGGGATATGATAAGTGTTGGGGTGTTGAATACGATGATTATATATATGAAAAGAAAGGTAAGACCATACATAAGAAAAAAGCGGATACTAAAACAAAGTGTTTCTTTGTAAAAAATAAGAGGACTGATGATGGAGAGATTATTAAGGAATCGATGGGTATTATCCCTATTGTTCTTCAAACATTATTAGAGCAAAGAAAAGCAACACGTCTAAAGATAAAACAGACAAATGATGATAATAAAAAGAAGGTCCTTGATGGTTTCCAATTGGCATATAAGGTTACTGCTAATTCTGTTTATGGTCAGATGGGTGCTAAAACAAGTCCCGTATTCTTTAAGAAGATAGCAGCATGCACTACAGCAATTGGTAGAGAAAGAATAGATGATGCTAGCATTGGTGTAAAAAAGTGGGCAGAGGAAGAAGGTTATCATGAACCAGATATCGTATATGGTGATACAGATTCTGTTTTCGTAAAGTTTTCTAGAAAACATAAAGATACTGGTGAAATATTAGAAGGTAAGGATGCATTAAGGTATTGTATTGATTGTGGTGTTAAGGCAGGTGAGTGGGTAACTAAAAACATGTTATATGATCCTCAAGACCTTGAATATGAAAAAACATTTTATCCATTCATCCTTATTTCTAAGAAAAGGTATACTGGTGACAAATATGAATTAGACCATGAGAAACCCAAAGAAAGGACATCGATGGGTATCGTTATGAAAAGAAGGGATAATGCTCCTATTTGTAAGTATGTATTTGGAAATGTAATTGAGATAATAATGAACAAACGTAGTGTAGATCTTGCGATCGATTGGTTAAAGAAAACACTTACTCAAATAAAAGATGGTAAGATGGATAAATCTATGTTTATAATATCCAAATCATTAAGAGGATTTTATAAGAATCCAGAAGGTGTAGCACATAAGGTTCTCGCAGATCGAATGGCAGAAAGAAATCCTGGAAATAAACCAAAACCAAATGACAGGATACCATATGCATATATTAAATTAAGTGATACCGAATTATATGATTATAATAACCCATACAAGAGTGGTCCTAAAAAGGGAAAACCAAGACCCAAAAAGATATTACAAGGTAATCGTATCGAACATCCTGATTATATTAAGGAAAAATCTTTGGAACTAGATTATAACTTTTATATTTCAAATCAAATAATGAATCCTGTAAAACAGGTATTAGATTTAGAGAAGGATGAAAATGAAACAAAGGAATTCTTTAATTATTTCATAGGAGATTAGAAGTATACAATATCATTGTAAAGTTAATTAATTATATTTTTTTCTTTTATATTATATTATTATAATAATGGGAGGAGGAATAATGCAATTAGTGGCATATGGTGCTCAAGATATTTATTTAACAGGCAACCCTCAGATTACATTTTTTAAAATCGTTTATCGAAGACATACAAATTTTTCTATGGAAACTATTAAACAAAATATAAGTGGTCAATCTTTTATAGGGGTTGATAATATAAATAATAAAGCAACGGTAACTATATCAAGGAATGGGGATTTAGTAACTGGTATATATGTATCTGCAAAACAAAAAGATGCAACGGGGACAGTTGGTATATGTGGTGATAATCTCGTAGAAGATGTTGAAATAGAAATAGGTGGACAACGTATTGATAAGCATTACAAAGAATGGAATCAAATATGGGATGAATTAACAATACCTGCTTCAAAATCAGAAGGATATAAATATATGACTGGGGGATTTAATAATAGTTTTGTATCTGGTGGAGGAACGAAACAAGAAACAATACGTTACCCTTTAAAATTTTGGTTTTGCCGTAATCCTGGACTAGCACTACCTTTAATCGCTCTTCAATATCATGAAATACAAATGAAATTTACATGGGGTGTTGGATTATATGATTCTACAAAAGATGATAATTTAACACGGTCAAGTACAAGTTTATTATCACAACACTCTGTTGAAGTATGGGCTGATTATGTATACCTTGATACCGATGAAAGGAGAAGATTTTCACAAGTTTCGCATGAATATTTAATCGAACAATTACAACTTCAGAAAGAAAAAGATGTATCTTCTGAAAGTTTTAAATTAAATTTAGAACATCCTATTAAGGAATTAATATGGACAACACCTCAAAATCCAACAGCACCACAGGTAGCAATTACAGATCAAAAACTGAAATTATCTATTAATGGTCATGATCGATTTTTTGAAAGGGAAAAAGAATATTTTACTTTGGAACAACCTTATAAACACCATACGTCAATACCAGGATATAATATTAAAGAATCAGAAAACTCTGTATTATTACATAATACTATATTTAGTAAAGATTACACTTTTACGAGTGTAGGTCCTTCGGCAACATTAGATAGTATTACAGGCAATAATGTATTTACAAATAAAAAATTAACTACTAAAACATCGGAAACTAGTCAATTAACGGATGAAGCAAATACGTTTTTATTTATTAGTAATGGAGATAGTGCAAATCCTGATATAGAATTTAAAGTAGGGGATACTGTACGGGTTAATTATTACAATATAACGGATACATCACAAACTGCTACGGGACATACAGATAAGGAACCATCAACTAATTATGAGTGGTGGGATGGTAATGACGTCAACAGTGGGGACTTCGGGAGCGGAGATGATGCAAGATATAGAATTACATTAAAGGCAATAGATAGTAACACTCCGACATACAACTCAGAAACGTCTTCATGGAATGCCCCTAATATAAGAAAGGAAAAACATCAGACGAGTGCTGAGGGTGTTACTCCTATAACATATGAACTACGTGATGTACCGGAATCGTATGTACAACAACTTGGTGTAACAACGACATCGAATTATATGAAGGTAGAAAATATAATTCGCAATCTAACTGTTTTAGAGGTTTTTAAGAGTACAACACTTGCCGCTAATGGAGGAACCCTTTATGAAATTAAATTTAATGATAGTATTATAGCTGGACTTACCCAAAATATAAACCATAAAGTATCTTTTGAAATAATCGCAAGAGTTCAAAATCCTGTTTCAAGATGTTCACAATTAAAGAAAGATATATATGTTTATTCTTTTTGTCTAGAACCTGAAGAACATCAACCAAGTGGATCTTGTAATTTTTCGAGAATAGATAGTGCTAAAATAATGTTAAGTTCGAGTGGATCAATTAGTAATATCTATGCTGTAAATTATAACGTTTTAAGGATCATGTCAGGAATGGGGGGACTCGCTTATTCTAGTTAAATATAAATATAATTAATATAAGTATATTAAAATGGGGGGAGGTTTAATGCAATTATTTTTGAAAGGTAAAATGGATACATATTTAACCGGTAATCCTGAATTTTCATTTTTTAAAGCAGTATATAGAAGACATACTAATTTTTCTATAGAATCTATAAAACAACAATTAACAAATAAAGGGATTGGAGAAAGAGTTATTAAATCTAAATTATCTCGAGCGGGGGATTTAATAGGTAAAATGTCACTCGAAGTAATACTCGATCGAGGGGATGCAAGAAATGTTACAACTAGTGGAACTTATTTAAATTGGGCAAATAATACAGGACATGCTTTCATAAAAGAATGTGAACTAAAGATAGGTGGTCATACAATAGATAAACATACATCAAAATGGTTGGATATTCAAAACGAGATGTATGACAAATACGAACAAGAATGGATTGGTATTAACAAACATCCGGGTAAATTTGGTTATTTCAAAAAGGGGAACAAAAATATTGATTCTCAAAAATTAAAGATGTATATACCTTTTCATTTTTGGTTTTGTGATAATCCCGGATTATACTTACCAATTATAGGAATTACGAAGCACGAGGTAGAACTACATATATTAACTCGATCAGTTGAATATTTATTTAATTTAGATGGACAACTTGCTTTTACAAATACTGAACCTGATGTAGAATTATGGTGTGATTATATATTTCTTGATAATGATGAAAAAAGGAAATTTACACTCGAAAAAAAAGCATATTTAATTCAACAAGTGCAGGTCTTTGAAAAAAATATGGAATTAATCAATGAACTTAAGTTATATCATCCTGTAAAAGAATTATATTGGGTAATTCAGGAATCAACTGTTAATTCTGAATCTGGAAATGGTAATTCAGATACAGACTCTCTTTTGAATGTTTCAGGTCAACCATTGAATCATAAGAATGATTATTTTAATTATCAAGCAAAAGATAGTGGTAATCAAGAAATAATATATGCGGTCCCTTCATATGAATCTTTCAAGACAGCAAAATTAACATTAAATGGAAATGAAAGGTTTTATGAAAGGGATGCTAGTTATTTTAGATTATTACAACCATTAAATTGTGGTTTAAAAGTTCCGACCAAACATATCTATATGTATAGTTTTTCATTAAATCCGAAAGAATATCAACCCAGTGGTTCATGTAATTTTTCTCGAATTGATGATGCCCAATTAATATTTACGACTGGTTATAATTTTGTGAATGAAAGATTATGTTTATATGCTGTCAATTACAATATATTAATAGTTTCTTCGGGTATGGCGGGTTTAGTATATAAGTAGTTATTTTCTTAAAATTTCTTTTCTTAGTTTTTCAATCTCTTCTGTAAAGAACTTTTCCATGTTTTCTCTTTTTTCTTTTTCTTCATCCAATTTTTTTTCAAGATCTTTTATTATCTTATTATTTTCCTGCATACCTTTTACAATGTATGTTGTCAATTTTGGATAATCAACTGTTAAAAGACCATCTTTATCATTACTTACAAGAAGAGGGAATACTTTTTTTACTTCTTGAGCGATAAATCCAACTTCCTTTTTATCATTTGATTTTAATGTATAATTCACGGGTTCCAACATATCTATTTTATCATTAATCTTTTCATCTATTTTAAAGATATCTTTCTTTAAAGATATATCTGAGTAAGTATACCAATAAGAAGAGTATGCAGCATATCCAGACCTTACATAAAATTTGCCGTTAACCCTTACCCATCGAGATGTTGTACCGTATCCATAACCGTATATTAAAGAATCAGTTCCACGTCTATATATCGGATCTATATATAGATTATATGATGCTGAAGAAGATCCCGTTGGACCAGCATTGTAACCTATACACGTATTATAAGATCCCGAAGTTATATGATATCCGGTGCTGAATCCTAAGCATGTATTACGAACACCCGTTGAACAAGAGTATAACGCACTTCTTCCTATTGCTGTAGATAATTCTGCAGAGGATCCATTATAGCCAGCTAACGCCCCGATATATGTATTATTATCAGCGGATCCATTAGATTGTCTTCCACTGTAGTAGCCAAAATATGTATTATATACGGAACTACCACTCCTTACACCCCCCCATCCACTTTGGTAACCTAGATACATATTAGTATTTGATCCACTGATGCTTACATGATTTATACTTGTTATAGAAATGGATTTATTTGATGGAACTGTTAAACCTCCAGTAACATCTGCGGTAATCGATCCGAGTGAACTTGTTATTAGTGTCCCTGTAACCTCTAATGCACCATTTATTTTTATAGTCCTTGCAGACATATCACCATAAATAAGCGAACTGAACCCTTGTCTAGAACTATCTATATATAATCTTTCACTCAATCCTATACCAGATGTTGATGGACCAGCATCATATCCAATTGAAATATTCTTTGATCCAGTTGTTTGTCTCCCGGCATAAGGTCCGATTGATATATTATCATTACCTGTTGTAATATCCTGTCCCGATTGCCTCCCCAAAGAAATATTTCTATCACCCGTAGTTATTCTCTTGCCAGCGCTCTGACCTACACATACATTATTATGACCTTGATTAATATTATATCCCGCATCCTTCCCTATACCTACATTATAGTTCCCTGTTGATAAACTGTATAATGCGCTGTAACCAACCCCTGTATTATGGTCAAATGTTGAGTTTGTCGCCCCTCTACATGCATTATAACCCAGAGCAACATTATTTTCCCCGCCTTTTAAATTCCGCAATGCATAAGACCCTATTCCTGTATTTCTATCTCCAGTAGTATAGTATCCAGACTTGTACCCCATAAAATTATTATGAATACCTGTCGACAAGCCTCCAGCAAATCCACCAATACCTACACAGTAGGATAAAGATCCATCGCTGCTTGTCCCCTGTAAACATTGGTTTCCAATACCAACATTATAAGAACCTTTCACAAAATAACAGTTTTGAAATCCTATACCTATATTATATGATCTGCCATCATCCATTGAATATAAATTTTTATAACCGATCCCTACACATGAATTTGAAGTATTTGTAGTGTATAGATTCTCTATTCCTAAGGAGGTATTTTGAACACCCGTTGTTAAATTGATACCATTTGATGCTCCAATTAATGTATTTTCTTCCCCGGTAGAAATATTCATTCCACAATTATGACCAAAAAGTGTATTCGTATGAGAACCATTCGTAATATCTATATGTGAAGAAAATGTTCCAAAGATAGTAGTTTTACTTATACCTGTAAAATTTACGGTATTGGAATTATTACTAAATAATAAATTGTAATCAAAGTTAGTCCTACCGACAGTTGGTTCGACATCAATATTATTATCTTTAAATGTGACGTCTGATAGAGGAGCAGATAATGTGGAACATGTCAATGTCCCTTCTATATCGATATTCCCACTAGAATTTGATCCATTTTTAATTGTAACATCGGCATTTAAACTGAGTGTATGTGTTGTTCCACTTTGATTCCCATAGATTAAAGAATTTTCCCCTGTTCCGGTTGTATTGTTGTTTGACCCTACATCTATATAAAGGCGATTATGGTGAGTTGCTTGCCCAGAGGTTGGACCAGTCCCTTGCCCAATACAAACATTATAATCTCCAGTTGTAATCTGAAATCCGGAATCCTGACCAAAACAAGAATTCATTTCTCCAGAAGTAATATTATACCCTGAATCTTTACCAAATGCTGAATTTCCTCCCCCATTCGTTATATTCCTTAATGAATCGTAACCATATGCACTTAGGAAGGATGCTCCATCAATATTCTTTGCGGCCGAACTTCCAATTACCGTATTATATATACCTATATTACTCTTATTCTCAGCAACGTTCTTACCTATCAATATATTATCAGTCCCTACCGTTTGTCCGCTACCCCCGTTCCCGACATTTAATCCAATTAAGATATTTCCATATGTAAGATTCGCACCACCCGTACCGCTATCATTAAATATAGGACCACTATGGTTTGTTAGAGATAAATTAATATCCTTATATGGACCCCAATTTCCACCATTTTCTATTTTTAATGCCCATATTTTTCCATCTGTAGAAGCGGAAGATTCTTCACTTGTTCTGTATGGTCCGTATATATTTACTACTCCACCCTTCACATTAAGTGTTCCACTACTATTCCCTTTACTAATTGTCACGTCCGCATTAAAGTTTAACGTTTGTGCTGTTGATGAATTTTGATCCCCATAGATTAAAGAATCGGTACCTCTAGAAAAACCACTTGTATCAATTATTAGTTTATAACTATCACTATTACTTGAAGAAAAACCTGAATCCATACCAATAGTAGTATTATAGTTTCCTGTAATGTTTCTACCTGAATAAGATCCTATAAATGTGTTCTTTTGGCCAGATACATTGTGATAACCAGATTCAAATCCAACCATAGTGTTATCTGTCCCAGATGTTCCATTATAAAATGCCCTTCCACCAAAAATACTATTTCTTGATCCTGTTAAAGCAGGTGTATCATTTATATCATTAGTATCCGATATAGCATTACTTGTTGTTATTTCTGCACCCATGAGTGTATTGTAAACTGCCGTCGTAGATCTAGGTATTCCAGATGCTTCATCAACTATTTGTATATTTGTATCTGCGGTATGAGCACTGGAAACACTGGTAACGATTCCAGGAGATTCTATTTTCCATTTTTTTTTGTAAACATTGGAATTTCCATCGGTATAATGTTGTCCCCAAAAAACTATTTTTTCGCCTTCAACAGTTAATGTCCCACTACTATTTGTACCGCTTATAGTTACGTCGGCATTAAAGTTTAGAGTTTGCGCATTTGCAGTATCCTGATCCCCCAATATTAAAGGTGTTAATGATTCTCCTCTTGTTGAGATATATATCTTATTATGATATATATTATCACCTCCACTCGGTGGTCCAGCATTCGGACCTATAATAATATTTCTCGATGATTTTCCTGCTAAATTATAACCGGATTTATAACCCATCATAATATTACCGGTGTAGTTAGGACTGATTATTTCGTCATTTGTAGATATGTTATATCCTGATTCATAACCTATGAGGACATTATATAATGATGATGTAGAAGTATACCCTGAACGATATCCTATTAATACATTTCCATCGCCAGTGGAGTTTATTCCACTTTGATAACCTAGAAAAACCCCATTACTTGAAGTCGAAAGTTCACCCGCATTACTCCCAGCAAAAAGATTATAACTACCATCCCTACTTTCTACTCCATATCCTAAATATACATTATAATTACCACTATGACCTGATGAATGGTCTGAAGAACCATAACCAGCATTGGAACCTATTGATGTATTATATGAACCAGTTAAAAATCCCCCTGCTAGATATCCTAAAGAAACAGAATTCTGAGAGATTGTTCCTGAACTACCTGCTGAATAACCGACATATGTATTCCTTGTCCCTTCTGTATTATAAGTGTCAACTGTTCCTTCGATCACGGATGCCCCTGTATTATTATTACCTGTGGAAGAACCAATAAATGTATTGTATTGTGAAAATGTTGTTGAATTAAAACCTGCTTTATAACCTAAATAAGTGACATCTTTATTAGTAGTTTCCCTTATAGATCCAGTCCCTGACCCACCCGCTTCATAACCGAATATAAAACTACTATCATTTTCTGAAAAATCTAAATTCGATGGTTTCCCCAGTTCTACGGCACCTTGACCTGTTACTTTTAAAGTTCCCTGGAAATTTTGGTCACCAGAAATGTATAAATCTTTAAAATATCCATCATATCTAACATTATAATTATTAATCTCACCAATTATATAACGCGAATCATTAACTTGGACTGTAAAGGTTGCACCAGATCCTGGACTACCCCCCTTAGGAACTACAGTCGCCGTAGGGGGGTTTGTAGATGAATAACCAAGACCACAATATATTATTATAATATCGGTTATTGTCCCTGAAGAATCCAAAACTATTTTCCCTTCTGCTGTATAATTACTCTGATTTGACGATGGAAATGTAGGTCCCGCCGGTGGTGGATCAATTACTAGAACATCTCCCGCCAGATAACCAGACCCACCCGAAGTAATAGTTATACTTTCTATAATACCCTTCTTAACTGATAAACCACTCTGGTCGATATTTACTATTTCTGATTTAGTTCCAATATCAAATTGTATTGTTGAATCATTATTTGTTTTAGAACTTTGTGTTTGAATGATTGTTTTATTTAAGTATTTTTCAGGGGTTATCTCTATCGTTATTGGTAGAGGAGTGGGTGCGGCAGAAGTTAGTACTATTGTTTTTTGACCGCTTGGAGCATCTGCACTTACTACTCTTGTTTGATCCGCCTGGTTAGCAAAGGTAAACGTTAAAACCGTATCTTGTGGTATTATTGCTGTAGTGTCATTTGAAATAGTGATACTATTTGTAGTATCATCACTGGCAGTTACAATCGTATTACTTGGAATACCTGTAATTTCAGTTATATTTGTGGTAACCGATATAGTTGATGGTATTCCACTTAATTCTAATGTATTGTTACCTGCAGGAATTGCAGTGCTTGTTACAGCGGTTTCTGTTGTGCTTTGATTTGGATAAGTAAAATTGATGATTGTCTGTGCTGGAATAATAGCGGTTGTTCTATTTGAAATAGTAATCGTATTATTATCACGAGCAGTTACAGTTGTATTAGATTGGATCCCTAGATCTACTGATGTTTTATATTCTCCTTTAATTTTAATATTGTCCGAGTCATCCTTACCTATATTTAAGTAATGTATTTTTTCATTATCTGATGAAGAATAAATTTTGAAGTTATCAGAGATATTACTTACTATACTTTGACTATTACTAATTATTAAATTTCCATTTAAACTATCAGTACTTAAACCTGTCCCAACTATAGAGTTAAGGAAATTAGTTCTATCGGGCATATGACTTTCTCCTGAAACTGGATTGTAAACAAGTAATTTATCTGTCGATAATGATTGATATTCGTTACTAGATATTCCTGCCGCATCATGGGTTGATAAATCAAGGTCAATATTGATATTACCACTAATATTTCCACCACCGGCTAAACCTTTCCCAGTTGTTATAACTGAATTAGGCGAGGTGAAATTACTTGCATTCTGTGAGACCCATTGTAGTTTAGTTTGTGAAGGTAGATTAATAATTATATTATTTTGATTGGGTATATAACCGCTACCACCATCCAGAAGTTCAACTCCATTTGCTCCTGATATTAATGTACCATTGTCATTTATTCCTTTTATTTTTACGGTTGCCGGGACGATTGTTTCATTTATTAAAGCACAGTTATTGTTATTAACTGTAACTTCACCTTCATTTGAATCATTAAGAGGTATATCATTTACCCAAGTAACTTCTATTATGCCTCCAGTAGAATTATAACTTGTAATTTGTCCTTTATGAATAAAACTTTCACCATCATATGTTACATCAACAATAATGGTCCAATTATTATAATAACCGTCAACTGTACTTAAAGATGTTGAATTGGAAAATGATGAAAAAGTATTTAGTGTATATACACCACTCGTATTATTTCTACTTATTTTAGATATCCCATGTCCTTGTTTTAATTTATACTGTGTTATTATTGATGTATCGGGTATACTAGAAGATAATATTGTTTTTTTTGTTAGACCTTTATAGTTAATTATTATTCTTTCGGAATTTGGATTTATAGTTTCTATAATCCATCCATTGTAATAGTTATCGTTCGACGATGCGGTTGTTGAAAGGAAAATATCTGCGGGAATTGTATGTGTACCAGCACCCGAACCAGTCTTACCTGTAGTGTCAACGCCGGTTGAAAAATTAATGTCTGTATATAGTTCTATTTCTGTTACATTTAATCCACCAGTAGAGAGAACAGGTGCTTCTGTTGTTAGTTCTATAGTATTACCCTGTGAAACCTGAGAAGCGACTTCCCGTGTTTGAGAGTTCTCACCGCTTCCAAATGTGAATGTTATCATTGTCCCTGCATTGATTATTGCTGTAATATTATTTGAAATAGTGATAGTAGTTGTTCCACCACCATCTGTTACAGTTGTATTACTAGGAATATTTGATCCAGTTATATTGTTGGTGACTTTTACATAATATGTATTTCCTGTTAGTTCAGTCCCCACAGACCCATCCATTGTACCAATGGTAATTTCGTCACCATCCATAATAGGAGATGGATTTATTGTAAGTTTCGCAGGATTGGTTGCTGTTACACCTGTGGAGGTGATATTATGTTTTTGATTCGAAGTAATGTTTGAGACCTCTCCATTTTCTCTTAATGTACCGCCTGTCATTTTAACATTTGTATTTACTTCTGGATAGTAATCTTTGTCATAATCTTGACCTACTGCGGTAATGGTAGCACTATTTATAACACCCAAACTATCTGATGTTAAGGTAATTATACCACCTCTACCTACTTTATTAATACTTAATACTTGATTATCTTCACCCTTTTCTGGTGGTAATTCAAGGACATAACCGGGACTTAAAGTTGAAGTTGATGGTCTAAAACCAGAATAATTAGTATCTCTAAAGGCATTTAGTCTTAATTCCCTACTTTTAAGAATATTAAGATTCCCCCTTGCATCAATTTTTAAACTATCATGTTTTCCACTATTTATATCACTTCCACCGCTATTTGAAAATATAATTTCACTACCACTATATTTACTTGAATAACTTGATTTATAAGTATTTATGTCAATACCAGCAGAATCTATGTATGATGCCCCTACATATGGTTGAAAAGATAAAACCCCTATATGATTTCCATGGAATGTTTCTGATTTATTTGTAGCGGTTCCACGTGCCCTTTTAAATACCAAATCTACTGCTCCTTCCTCCTGATCACCGGACTTATCAAATATAAATTGTCCAGTATTTGTTTGACTATTTACTCCAATAATATTTTTATTAGAATCTGTTATAACTGCTTTATTTGAAAGAACAATTCCGTCAAGTATATCAACAAGTTTTAATAAATTTTCTTGTTTTAATGTCGCTTCACCCGCACCACTTCGGTCAACTAATGTAAGGTCCCCTCTGAAAGAAATATCTCGAGGGATATCTATACTTCTTTCTAGAATACTGCCCATAACAGCCGACGCCCTACTAATACTTAATGATGATGCCATTTTGAACCTCTATATATTATATTATTCTAAAAATATAAAATATAAACTATAAATATATTTATATGGAAAAAGAAAAGAATGATAATAGTAGATTTTATATTTTGTTAATAATATTAAGTGTCGTTTCAATGATAGTAAGTTACTTTAATTATAAACGGAATTATCTTATAGTTATCCCTACATTTGATAATTCGACATATAAAAATATTCAAAAACATATTCAAGTATTAAAAAATATGAAAAAATTTACTTAAAAAAATATTATCTATTAATAATAAAAATGGAGGGTGAAAATTACAGAAACTTTGATCTTGTTGTCAGCAAAATGAGATCCTTTTTTAAGGATGTCAAGGGATTTGTCGAGGTTCATCCTCAAAACAAGAAAAGTATCTTGGCAGCATGCGAAGATCCTAAAACAATTGCCACTTACAATTATGAAGGTCAGATTTGGCCTCTTCCCCAGACTGGACAGATGTGGTTAGAACATTATCTTTTGGAACACCCCGAAGAGAATGGTTTCTTCTGTGTATCTACTTCATACCGCAATGAACCCGACCCTGTTCCTGGGAGACATGATCGTATCTTCCCTATGTTCGAGTTCGAGCTCAAGGGAGGAATGGATGAATTAAGAAAGATGGAGGGTGAACTACTTGATTATCTAGGATTTAACAGAAAGGAGGATGGAAGTTATCCTTCGGATGATTATGATAATGTATGTAAGACTTATGGTCTAAATGTTGAAACTGATGAACTTGAAAACGAACATGAAGAAAAACTTGGTGAAGACCATGGACCTATTTTCTTCCTCGAGAACTTCCCCGAGCGGACTAGTCCTTTCTGGAACATGAAACTTCATGATAGTAAGAAACATTCTAACAAGATTGATGTTATCATGCATGGAATCGAAACGATTGGTTCCGCTGAGAGATCGACTGATCCTCAAGCAATGAGAGATACTTTCTATACCATTTCGGATGGAGAGTATGCGAATACTCTATTTGCCCAGTTTGGAAAGGCACGCGTTGAGAAAGAACTTGACGACTTTCTTAAGAGTGACTTCTTCCCTCGTTCGGGTGGAGGTATTGGTGTTACCAGAATGATTCGAGCAATGAAACTGTCCAACCTTTTACAGTAATTTATGCATTTTTAAATTCTTCCCTTAGTTTCATAAGAATATTTCCGTGATTATTTTTACCTTCATCATTTTTATTAACTCCCCAAAAGGCATCGATTCCGAATCCTTTATGGACTAAAAGTTTATTATCGGTTTCTATTAATTTATCAATTAAATCAGTATTTGATAGATAATAATCCCTTGTAATCTCTTCCATTATTTTTAATTTTACATCATCCCAATCATTTCTTAAAGTAAAATCATTTTCTTTAAAAGATGTATTCCCTCCAAATTTTTTCGCGGCATTAGGTGTTAAAACATCACTTATATTTGTTGAGAGTGCGAAACGATATTCTTCAACCTTCGGGTCATCATCCGCGACTTTTTGAGCATGAAAAGCATGTTCAACGGTTGAGTATTCCATACCATTATATTTAAATGGTTCTGCTTTATTAAATGTTGATAACCATTTATTTTCTTTTGAACGACTGAAGTAATATAAGTTTTCTTGTTCTTCTTCACTAGGACCTTCTTCTTCTTCAACGGGTTCTTCATCAGGTTCTTCGGGTGCGGGTTCTGGTTCATGTTCGCCAATATTTATCTTACCTTTAGGAATAAAGAAAGTTTTACTTTCTTCATTAACAATTTTTATCATTCCACTAACTTCTTTTTCAGTTTTAACAAAACCTGAAAGTATCTCTCCATTTGATTCCCAGTGAACTATATCACCTTTATTAAATGTTGGACCTGATTCTTTTTTAGGTTTTTTCTTTATTTTTTTCTTTATTTTTTTCTTTTCACTCTCTATATTCGTAAGGAGAGTTACTTCTGGTTTCTTCACCATATAAAAAGGTTGAAATGTCTCGACAAGTTCTTTTATTTGAATATATTCTTTGTTCAAATTTTTTATGATGGATACATACTCCTTACGTAAAAGTTTTTTTTCACTTTCTTCGAAATTATTTATATCGCGGAGAATTTCTCTACATCTTTTCGTTTTTTCAACTCTACTTCTGTAAAAGTTTTCAATATCTTTTTTTTTATTTTGGACATTAATCTTATAAAACTTATCAGTAATATCATTCATTTTCTCTTCAATTTCTTTCCTTTTTTTAGTATCTTTTTTTATATTTTCGGATACATCAATATATTCATTTATCTTTTCTAAGTTCAATCCAGTTTCGAGTTCATTTTTAAGTAAATCCATATCTTTTTCATAATGTATGTATTTGGGGAACTTAATACTTATTTTCATACCACATTTATCATCAGAAGCTTTACCACCACAACTTAAACTCACTTCTTCAAATGTCTCTTTAAATACCTTTTCAGTAGGGCATCCTTTACATCTTAAAAAATTATCTTTCGTTGATAAAAACTTTAATTTTTCATCGTAAAAAATGCTAATACTTTCCAAATAATGATCCATATCATTTATCTTTGACATTATTCTTTTATAATTATAAATATATTAAAGTATAAACTCATCATTATTTTTAATAATATCTTTTAATTTATAAATCCGATTCTTAAAATCATCCTTTCTTTTTTCTTTATCTCTCTTACGGCGGTGTAGAAAATAAATACCTATTAATATACCAATTAATCCTAAAAAATTAAATAAAGAATTATAATTAAATTTATAATCTATATTCTTTTTGGGTTTCACCTTATTTTTAATGACTGGTTCATTTTTTAAAAAAAGTGAAGAATTATCCTTAAATATTTCATTTAAATCAACTAATTTAGGTTTCATAGTGGGTTATAAAAAAAAATATATTAACAAAAAATATTAAACAAAATCATCCGTCTTTACAGAAATATAAAGATAAAATAACATACTTATTGTTAATGTTACTAACCAGAATGGTGCAATAGTTTTGCTATCCCCTACACCAAAATCTTTAAAATTACCTTTATCATCAAAGCAAAATGTTGGTTTATAATAATAAACTAATGCGTTAATCCCTATAAAAAACAAGAGAACTTTCTGCATTTTTCCATCGATATCAAACATATTATATAATAACTATATAATTTATTTACGATATTATCTAAAGGTATCATTTCTATGGATTCTTTAAACACCTCCAGTTGTAAAGGTTATCATTGTTTTCCAAAGAGTAAGTTTCAGGACACGCACATTTTAATTGTTCCATTGCGCGGAATGCTTGTTGTAACGCGGTGTTTTCAGAAGAAGTATCTTCTCCAAACCATGGATTATGATTTGGATTCTCTCCTTGCGGTATTGCGCATGTAGGTTTTTCATTAACTAAAACAGGACTACACTCAGCAGTGCTTTCTATTGACTTACCACATGTACTAGTAGTCGTATCCCATATACATTGTGTATATCCTGTACTCGAAGAACTATCAGGGACAAACCTAAAAGGGCAATCTATTTGATGGGTAACAACCGTGGAATCCCCCCCATCTATTGAACATCCTGGTTGAGATAGACCCCCAACACATGGTGGTCCTTCCACCACCTGGTTTCTAGGGATAGACATCGTAGTAATTGTTGTTGTCGATGTATCTATGTTATTTAATTGCGTTGGTTCCCCTCCTTCACTATCCTTTTCTTCATCGTCAGAATTGAGGATAATAATAATTACTGTAAAAGAACCAATTAATAATAATAATAATCCCATAATAACTACCTTTGGACTTATACTGGGTTTAGAAGACTTGGTAACTACTTTCGCTACTACTTTTGCATTCGACATAAATAGTATATTATATAATAATATTTTAATCAACAATAATCCAGTCGTTGAGATAATCATTTAAGAAATAAATATCTTCTCCATCACCAACTTTTTTTATATCTACCATAATTTTTTTTCCATTATTTGTAATTTTATATGTTTTTCTACTCTCTAAGAAGTTCCTTAAACCACCGAATACGTTTCTAATAAAATTTGTTAGGTTCTTTTTCTTCTTATTATTTTCAATGGTAATATCTCTACTACGGGTTTGTATAAAAAAATTTAATTCTGATATTTCCATCTCACCTTTATCAGATAGAATTTCTTTAATTTTATCATCAATTATTTGTTCCCCTTCTTCCTTAGAAATATTCCATTTGTAATTTTTTCGAACCATTTTACTTAAAATTAATATATTTGTCAAAAAATGTTAATTTTGATAAAAAAATAATTGATAAAAATTTAAATATTTATTATATATTTAGACAGAATTTTACATATACATATGTTCTGGTGGCTTAAATTTATCTTCTTTCTTAGATAATAGAGAGTCTACAAGACCCTTATTGATATTTAATGGAATACTAAAATTATCTATTTCAAATGTCAGGGGTATTTGTTTATCATTACTATTTGTCTGTGAAAGGTTATAAATATTTATTTTTGAAATGATAGTTTCAAGACATCTTTTGAGATTTCTAACACCCTCTTCTTTCTCTGTATATGTTTCGATAATATATTCTATTGCTTCTTTTTCAAATGTAATATCTTCCATATTAAACATGAATGTTTCCATTAGTTCAGGCAAGATATAATCATTACATATCGCAATTTTATCTTCTGGTTTGAAACCCTTTGTATTAATCACATACATTCTGTCTTTTAAGATCCTATCTACTTTACTTTCATCATTGAAAGAGAATATGAATAGAGATTTGGACAGATCAATATGTACTCCCGGGAAATAATTATCTTGGAAAAGACTATTTTGTGAAGGGTCTGTGAGGTGTGTTAGTAGGTGGATTATTTCTTCGCCCTTGAATGTTTCACTAACTTTATCAAGTTCATCGAAGTATATGATGGGGTTCATACACTTTGAATCAATGAGGATGTCAATTATTCTCCCCCAGTGTGAACCTTCATAAGTATAGGAATGACCATCAAAGAAAGCCGAATCTGATGCTCCTCCAAGTGCTATAAAGGCAAATGGTCTGTTAATCGCTTTCGCAATCCCTTCTTTAACCAATGTTGTCTTACCATTACCCATAGGTCCCTGGAGCGCGAGAACATTACCCTGTGATGTAGGGTTTTTTATCCATTTCCCAATTACTTGTAGGATATGCATTTTGGCTTCTTTGTGACCATAAATTGCTTTATCAAGTGTATTGTATGTCCTGTATAGGAAGTTTCTTTTTTCTTCGACCGTATTTTCATCATTAATATCAAGGTCATTATATTTTCCAAAAGGAATTTTAATAAGACCATTAATCCATTTATCCATCTTACAATATTCTCCAGTAGATACATCCATTTCACTTAGTTTTTCAATATTTTCAATGGCAATTGATTTAGTTTTAATATCCATTTCCGAATTCAATATCTTAAAGCGAAGTGGGATATTCGATTTGTTGATTTTCTTAATTTCTTCAAGTTCGGTAATATGCCTTTGTTTCTCATTGGGAGTTAATTCGTGGAAATATTCAAGGTCTTGGTCTTCGGTTATTTCATCTTCCATAATTTCAATAAATTTATCATCATATTCATCATATTCAATTTCTTCTTCTTCAGTTTCTTCTTCGGTTTCTTCTTCAGTTTCTTCACTAATACCTTCATCATAATCTTCATCACATTCACTATCTTCTTCTGATAGAAGACTTATATCGCTATTTTCTTCATCTGAAAATTCTTCTTCTGACAATTCTTCTTCAGATAATTCTTCTTCTTTCTCGATTTCTTCTATTTTAAAATCAATACTTTGAGTATCAATTATTTCATTAATATTAAATTTCTTAGACCCCTTCCTTGTTTTCTTTTTCTTTGTTTCAGGTGTTAGGGCGCTCATAAGAATATATGGTAGGAGGAGGTCGATGATATTCCCTTTCTTATTTTTCCCTTTTCTAATCTTTTTACTAGGTGATTTTGTTTTTTTTGGAGATCCACCCCGTAGTCTGTCTATTTCCTTTTTCAATAGATTTTCATCAAAATCAACTGGTTCACTATCATCAATTAAATCTGCCAAATTACCATTACTATCTACCCTTTCAAATACAATGTGTTTATTATCTTTACTTTCGGTTTCTTCTATTATTTTTTGCTTCGAACGCGTAATCATAGTATGTGAATTTGTTTCATTTTCCATTCTATACTTTTTGTTAATAATACTTTTATAATATTTTTTTATATAATATTTTCAAATTTTAAAATTTGATTTTTATTTAAAAAAAAAGATAATAGATATTATATATATAATGAACAAACAATATACAGAACCAGAAACGAATAATGTTATTGGAGTTCAATTTAGTATTTTAGGACCACAAGAAATAAAATCTAGATCTGTTGTTGAAATAACAAAGCATGAAACATATGAAAAAGATGTTCCAGTTATAAAGGGACTTTTTGATCCACGAATGGGAACAACAGAGATGGGTAAAATTTGTTCAACTTGTGGTCAAAACAATATCGATTGTCCAGGGCATTTTGGACATGTGGAATTGGCGCGCCCTGTTTACCATTGGCAATTTATACAATATGTTTTAAAGATACTTAAATGTACATGCCTTCAATGTTCAAAACTTCTAATTAATAAAGATTCTCCAATTGTTAAATCATTGATGAAGAAACCAAATAAGGTCCGTTGGAATGAAATATATAATCTATGTCAAAAGATTAATCGTTGTGGACAGGAAAATGACGATGGTTGTGGTGCTAAACAACCAGATAAGATTAAACTAGATGGTATGGATGGACTTACGGCAGTATGGAAAAAATTAGACGATGCCTCCCTCAAGACACAGAAATTATCTATCGAAAAAGTCAAAGATATTCTTGAAAGAATATCAGATGAAGACGTTAATATTATGGGTTTTACAGATACATGGTGTAGACCAGATTGGTTGATATGTTCAGTTTTCCCTGTTCCACCGCCTTCTGTAAGACCTTCTGTAAAGCAAGATGATTCTCAAAGGATGGATGATGATCTAACACATAAATTATGTGATATTATTAAGTGTAATAATACCCTCAAGCAAAAAATAGAAGCTAATAGTCGTATAGAAGTTATTGATGACTGGTCAAAAGTGCTTCAATACCATATCGCTACATTAGTTGATAATGAACTTCCGGGAATTGCTCAAGCAGTCCACCGTTCGGGGAGAGCTCTAAAGGCAATTAGACAACGCCTCAAAGGTAAAGATGGGCGTATAAGAAATAACCTTATGGGGAAAAGGGTTGACTTTTCAGCAAGAAGTGTTATCACACCTGACCCCAATATTGAATTAGATGAATTAGGTGTACCAATATCTATTGCCAAAAATCTTACTTATCCTGAAATTGTAAATGATTTTAATATCGAAAAACTGAATGGTCTTCTAGAAAACGGTGTTAATAATTATCCGGGTATTAAAATGATTGTAAAGACTGATAAAACAACCATAACCATTACAAGATCTAATATCGATGATGTGGAACTTAAGAAAGGATATATTGTCCATAGACATCTAATGGACGGAGATCATGTATTATTTAACAGACAACCCTCACTACATAAGATGAGTATGATGGGTCATCGAGTAAGGGTTATGAAAGGTAATACATTCAGACTTAATGTCAGTGTTACACCACCATATAATGCTGATTTTGATGGAGATGAAATGAATATGCATGTTCCTCAGTCGAACGCGACCGTTTCTGAACTTATGAATATTGCTTCTGTTGTTTACCAAGTTATTTCTCCAAGGGAAAATAAACCAATTATAGCGATTGTTCAAGATACGCTACTTGGTATAAATAAACTTACAAAGGGAGAGACAATAACCCATGAAGGTAGGGGTGTAGATGGTTATTATTTCTCAAACAATACAAATATTTATCCTATCAAGAAAAAATCGGAACCTGTTGTTAAGGAAAATGTGGACACATCATATTTTACAAAAAATCAAATGATGAATCTAATATCTACATTAAGTTCTTTTAAGAAAAAAAATGGAATGGTGCCAGAAAATTCACTCGAGATTAATGTAAAGGGTGAGGATGTAAAGTTATGGTCTGGTAAAGATATTATGTCTTATATTATTCCAGATAGCATAAACCTTACAATGAAGAATTCGTCATATGATACCAATTCAGATGATTATTTGAATAAAGTGGTTATTAAAAACGGAAAGTTAATTTCAGGTAGTTTGGATAAAGGCATTTTTACGAAAACATCAAAGGGTCTCATCCATACTATCTATAATGACCTTGGTCCTAAAGTAACAAAGGATTTTATTGATGATATGCAAAAAATAACATCATATTTCCTTATTATCGAAGGATTCAGTGTTGGAATTGGAGATATGATTGCTGATGACACAACTAATGAAAAAATTAAAGAAGTGATTGAAACAAATAAATTAAAGATTAATGAAATTATGCAAGAATTCCATCTTGATATTTTCGAAAATTATTCCGGGAAGACGAATAACGAATATTTTGAAAGTAAAGTTAACAGCATTCTTAATAATACCCTTTCTCAGACAGGTAATATTGGTCTATCGAATCTAGATCAGAAAAACAGAGTAACTAATATGGTTAACTCGGGATCGAAAGGTAAGGCAACAAATGTTGCTCAAATTGTTGCATGCCTTGGTCAGCAAAATGTAGAGAGTAAACGTATCCCATATGGATACCAGGATAGAACACTCCCGCATTATAGTAAATATGATGATTCGTCTGAAGCAAGGGGATTTGTAGAAAACTCTTTCATTTCTGGACAAACACCACAAGAATACTTCTTCCATGCTATGGGAGGGAGGGAAGGTCTTATTGATACTGCTGTTAAAACATCAGAAACAGGATACCTCCAAAGAAAACTGGTTAAATCTATGGAAGACCTTAGAGTCGGATATGATCTTTCAGTCCGTAATAATTCTGATTGTATCGTTCAATTTAAGTATGGGGAAGATGGTATGGATGCTTGCTCTGTTGAGGATCAAAGTCTTATTATTATAAATATGGATACTGAAGAAATTTGTAAGGCGTTTATGTTTGACAAAGATACAAATTGGAAGAAACTATTATCGGATGATGCTTACAAGAAAATAGATTCTTCGGTTAATGATGAATTAGAAGAAGCATTCTATAACATTCTTGAAAATAAGATTTATATATATAAACACGTCTTTAAAAATAACAAAGTTACTAATAATGTAAGGTTCCCAGTACATATTGCCCGCATTATTACGAATATATGTAAACTTGAAAATGAAAAATCGGATATTTCTCCAATTGAGATACTAAATGGCAATTACGCTCTAAAAGAAAATATAGATGTCTTGGAGAATGTTATATTTTCGACACTTATTAATGTCCATCTACACCCGAAGGTTCTTATTAAAAAATATAAAATTCAGAAAGATGAATATGAATCGATTATTGATATAATTAAAGAAACATATGAAAGATCAAAAATAGCCCCTGGTGAAATGGTTGGTGCAATCGCAGCACAGAGTATTGGTGAACCTGCTACACAAATGACCCTTAATACTTTCCACTATGCTGGTGTAAGCGCTAAATCCAATGTAACACGGGGTATCCCTCGTCTAAGGGAATTATTAGGAGTTACTAAGAATCTAAAAGCACCCTCCACTATTATTCGCCTTAAGGATGAATTTGGTAAATACCAAAATAAATCACAATATGCAAAGAATAAATTAGAATATACAATTCTCAGGGATATTGTTGTAAAAAATCAAATCTATTATGACCCTAAGAATAATGATTTTGATACAGAAATTGAAGATGATAAAGGTATGCTTAAAATGTATAAAAGTTTCTTAGATTTTGAAAATGGAGAAGATGCTACATATGAAGAAAAATGTCCGTGGATAATTCGGTTTACGTTTAATAAAGAACTCATGATGGATAGAGGTATTGTCATGGAAGATATTTATATTTCATTAATGGAATATGATATTGATAAACTCGAATTCATATACTCTGATGACAACTCGAATGAATTAATTGGTCGCATTTCAATTCGTGCAGAAATAAATGGCAAGGAGGATGAACAACTAAATGGTTTATCTGATCAAAGCGACATTATTTCAATCTTCAAGAATATTCAAGAAGACATACTCAATAATGTTGTTATTAAGGGTATTAAGGGTATTACTAATATTGTAATGAGTGAGCAAGACTACTTCTCATTTGAAAATGGAGAAATAAATAAAGATAAAACATGGATTCTTGAAACAGACGGTGTAAATCTACTCGATGTTTTCAATTCTATTTACGTAGACTTTGTTCATACATATTCAAATGATATCATTGAGGTATATAATTGCCTTGGTATTGAAGCGGCAAGGGAACTACTCATTGAACAAATTACGGAAGTTATTGAATTTGAAGGTTCTTATATTAATGACAGACATATTGAATTACTCTGTGATATAATGACTAATAAGGGAATATTAACAGCAATTAATCGTCAAGGTATCAATAGAGGGGATATTGGTCCTCTTGCGAAATGTTCATTTGAAGATACAACAGATCAACTAATTAAAGCAGGTATCTTTGGAGAAAAAGATAAACTAAATGGTGTTTCTAGTAATATTATGATGGGACAAATCATTAAAGCAGGAACCGGTATGTGTGATATATATCTAGACGAAGAAAAACTAATAACAGAATTATCCGATGTTACAGTTACAGAAGAAGACTTTGTAACAGTAAATAATAAAAATATCAATGAACTATTAAAAGAAGAAGTAATTATAGAAGGGGAAGAAGATGATTATTGTGAAAATGATGACTTTCAATTTTCCATATAAAACTTACATTTATTAAGTAATGGTTGTATATCTCCTTTACTAATTACCCCCTTCTCATTCACATTTTTGCAAAAATCTGCTTGCGTTCTATTACTATATATATCATACATATCATCAGTTACAGGATTATCGGTTACAGGATTATCGGTTACAGGATTATCGGTTACAGGATTATCTTCTAACATATCACTTTCTATGTTTAATACTTCACCTGAACCACCAACAATCAGTTGATTATTTTTTAGTTCGTTTTTATGTTCATTAATGAAGTCATCAGTGTCTTTATCTTTCTCAATGATATATTCTTTAACCTCTTGATTTTCCTTATTATTAAGTTCAAGTTCATTTTCATATTTTTCTTCATTTTTCTTTTCTAGAATAGCATTTACTAATTCTGGTTCCCGTTTTTTCAACATCTGTTCTTTTCTCATTTCTATTTCTTCCTTATTAACTTGTTCGATTAATTTCATTCTTTCAATTTTCTCTTGAGCGATCTTATTCCGCAATTCATCCTCAACATGTTTTATTACAGGTTTATCAATTTCGTATATATTTTCAAGTATGGAGTTTATCGTTTTATTTTTACTATTCCTTCTACGTATTATTTCTACAGATATATGGTATGAAAGGATCCTTTGCCTTATTTCACAACTCAAAATAATAAGTACCATATCGACATTATTTATAATTGTTTTATTTCTATTAAGTATGGTTTTATACTTATCGTAAAGGTATAGTATTCCACCTTTATCTTTCATATCTTTTTCATGACATTTTCTAAATAATCCAAGAAATTTATCTATTGGACCACTTAAAGGTTTTTCACATTTCTTCTTATTACTTATGAAATCTTCGGGTTCTTTGCAATTTTCCATTAATCTTTCATAAATGGCATTTTTAAAATTGGATGTCATTTCTTCATCGTCTAGTATTAATCCTATTTTTTCTAAGTATTTATCTCTTTTGAATGGTTTAATACCTAGTTCTTCTAATTTTGTATTGACTTTATTTTCAAATCCTGTATCAAATATATCTATACCTAGACAAACCTTAAACCAATTAACTTTGTATCTTATTAAATCGCTGTTTGTTATTTTTATATTTCCATCAACAACATTACTCTTCATATCTAACATATCGCGTGTTTCTTCGTATTCTTTAAAACCAGGTAATTTATCACCATCTACTACATCTAAGCGTTCTTCCATACCATCCCCTTCTTCATTAACATCATCTTCTTTTTTAATATTTTCTTGGTCCATTTTTAATTCATCCATTTCTTCCTGTAATTCATCTTTTTCAATAACATCAGCATCTGCATCTGCTTCTACTTCGGCATCTTCTTCTACACCGGCATCTGCTTCTACGTCGGCATCGGCATCGGCATCTGCCCCTACGTCGGCATCTGCTTCTTCAACTTTAACATCGTCACCTTCAACTTTAACATCTTCACCTTCAACTTTAACATCTTCACCTTCAACTTTAACATCTTCGCCTTCAACTTTAACATCTTCGCCTTCAACTTTAA